GAAGGTAGGACCACTTGCTAAGTTAAAAGAACTAGCAGAGGACAAAGAGGAGCAGATGGAAATCTTCTCCACTTTTGTGCGCTTGGGTATTTTAATCTGGAGTGGTGGAATATTAACATTAAATTATGTTTCAATTCCAAACTTTCCTCAGAAAAATATTGATCCAACTTTCATAGCTTCGGTTTTTACGGGAGTTTTAGCTAGTTTCGGAATTCAAACTGCAAAGAACAAAGGAAATGGTGCATCAGCATCTTCACCTGGTTCAGTAACGAAAGCAGATATGGAGAAACTACTTGAGAAAGCAGCAAATACTGCACCTGCACAAACCATTCGTATCGAACAAGCACCTATGGTACTTGCTCCTACTTCAACTCCTAAGAAAAGTGGGTAATGGAAAAGAAAGAAGTGAAGTGGTCTAGAGTATTTGCTCTTGGACTTGGTGGAGTTCTTGGACTTTCCCATATTGGTATGATTGGAACTCTTACAAATCGTGAGAGTAAATTACCAAGTATTAATCTTCCAGTAGGACCATATACATCATATAATGCTGAAGTATCCCATGACGGATATAGAATATCATATCGTGCAAACGATCCAAAGGTGCTTCATGTGGAACGGAATATAAAAGAAAAAGCTGGCTTTCTGGGGTTGGGTAACAACAAAAGTAGAGTCATTGAAGAGTACACGATGGATGGTGCGGTTCATACAAAACCTCCCCATGTCTCAACAGCAGAAGGAACAGGACAATCCACAGCGTGCATCAAAGCAATTGGTTCAGCAGAAGGAACAGGAAGACTCGTGGGTACCAGTATTGGTGCTAGTGCTGCTCCTACTTTGTCTAATATTCCCTATGTTGGTTGGGTTCTTGGTGGTTGGATAGCAATGTTCTCAGGAAACCAAGGTGCTGAAATTGGTGGTACTATGGCAGAGGATTTAAATGATAATTGTTAGTGTGTAAATCGACACATTAATGCGTAAAAATACTTACGTGGTATAATATATAATATGTACGTGGAGTTGAAAGATCATGTCCCACTATGTTATTGGTTATCACGACCTACAAAACAATCATTACGAAATCTGTGAATACGCAGATGATGCTTACAACGCAATAAAACAAGCAAGAGAGGATTTACCCACAACGGGCAATCCTCTTTCTTGCGAGTACTGTATTAAGGAGGATTAATTATGGCATACAATGTAACCGCCATTGACACTGAAGGAAACAGCACTACTTTTGAGTGCGAAAAGGATGAATACATTCTTGATAAATTAGAGGAAGAGGGTATAGATGCTCCTTTCTCATGTAAGGCAGGTGCATGTTCAACATGTGCAGCAAAGATTACAGAAGGAACTGTAAATCAAGAAGATCAATCATTCTTAGATGAAGATCAACTTGAAGCAGGTTTTGTTTTAACTTGTGTTGCTTATCCAACTTCTGATGTTACAATTGAATTAGGTAAAGAAGAAGAACTTTATTAGGAGAAATAAATGAGACAATTTATTCATTGGACTAATAGATGTGTGGTAGTATTACTACTTTTTGTATCTTGTGTTTTTCTAGGTGGTAAAGCATATGCTGCTGAGATTACTATGGGGTCTGGTGGTAATTTAATTTTTCAACCAAATGAAATTACAATCAAAGCAGGTGAGTCAATTACATTTGTAAATGGTGATCTACCTCCACATAATATGGTAGTTGATGGACATCCAGAACTTTCACATTCAGACCTAGCTTTTACGGGTGGGGAAAGTTTCGAGGTTACTTTCCCCGAATCTGGAGAGTATGAGTTTCAATGTGAACCTCATGCAGGTGCTGGAATGAAGGGCATAATTCATGTTAAATAGAATTAGTTATTGAGAATATATGTTATCAACACAATATCGTCTTCGGCTTGAAGGCATATGCAAATCAATTGCAGCAGGAACAGAAGTTAGCATAGATGATATGATATGGGCACAGAAATTGTCAAAAGCAAATACTTCTGCAAGAGGGATGTTGAAAAAGGCAAGAAGACTATCATCAAATCCGAACGATTCTTTTTTGAATAACTTGAATATTGGAGACTCCGATTCAAGTGGTAGACAAGTAAGGGGTTTCGATAATGTAGATGATATGTATGATTGGTTTAGACCAGACAGATCAGATGATTGGCGACAACGTGATTAATGAAATACAATGTTGATATTGAAGCAGGTAATGCTTTTGTTGAAAGATTAAAATTAAAAGCACCAGGTATTGGTGGGTTTAGTGGTATGTTTGAGGTTCCTCGTGGATACAAGGAACCTGTCTTGGTGTCTGGTGCTGATGGTGTTGGCACTAAAATAAAACTAGCAGATTACAGTACTATAGGTATTGACCTTGTTGCTATGTGTGTCAATGATGTAATCTGTTGTGGTGCAAAACCTTTATACTTTTTAGATTATATTTCCACTCCTTGTGTAGATTACAAAGTCGATCTCATAATGGAAGGTATTATGAAAGGATGTGAGATTGCAGGTTGTGAATTATTGGGTGGAGAAACTGCTGAACATGTATCATCTCAAGAGATTGATCTTGCAGGTTTCTGTACTGGTATTGTAGAGAAGAAAAAAATAATTGATGGTAGTAATATAAAGAAAGGAGATAAAATTATTGGTATACCAAGTAGTGGTGTTCATAGTAATGGATATACTTTAATAAATGATATTGATTTTTATGATCCACAACTATCAACACCTACAATCATCTATGCACAACATATACAAACACTACTTGATGAGATACCGATACTTGGTATGGCACATATTACAGGTGGTGGGTTAGTAGAGAATATAGCAAGAGTTTTGCCTGATGGATTAGAACCATATATTGATTGGAATACTTGGACTCATCCAGATATTTTCTTGAAGATTATGGATAAGGGTAATGTACCATTAGAAGAAATGAAGAGAGTATTTAATATGGGTATTGGGTTTGTTTTGATAGTTCCACCTGAGTGTGATTATGGAACACAGATAGGAGAAGTATGTGGAAGTAGTTCATAGTGTAAACATAATGATATTGATACTTGTCATTTCAGTTGCGATTGTGATATACTATATACTGAGATACGACTATCTATTCCCGAATGACTAAAAAAGAGAAACCTCGTCAGTATTATGCAAAGGATAGAATGGAGTACTTTCGTGAGTTTCATAGGGTGATTGCACCAGTGGTTGTTTTAAAGAAGGATGAATAAGTTTATAATATTACCTTTAATATTAGTTGGATGCACTGCACCAGTTACACATCCACCTGCAGAGGCATTTGAATTAGAAGTTGAAGAGAGTCAATGGCAATATGTTTATGATGCAATTGAATATATAAAAAGAGGAGAAAGAGAGAAAACTATGACTGATCCCTCTGACTCTATAAGTAATGCATTAGATGAATTTCAGTGGATTGTGGAAGAATAAATATTATAGTATAGACTTTATAATAGTAGAGAAGTGGCATTAAAGAAACCTGGTGAATTATTTGAAGAAAAAATAGAGGATGAAACTCCTGTCAAAATAGTAGAAGTTCCTCAACAAACTGATAGTGTTTCTAGTTCTTTTGCTAGTTCTTTGTCGGAAGCAATAGATAAGAATTTAAATTCATTATCCAATGAATATTCTGAAAAAATAAGTAAGTTTAATCTTAAGATAGATACACTTAAAGAAGAAATTAATATTAAATTTGATGATTTTGAAAAAATTAATAAATCTTTGAAAGGTGAAATAGGAATAGTTGAGCACCGTCAACAAACTAATAATTTTGATAAGATAAAGAATGAAGTTATATCTCAAATAAAGAAACTTGAAGATAAGATTGAGACTATAAAAGAAGCATATGAAGAAAATATTCTGAATGAACCACCTTCAACGGATAATGAAGATCCTTTAACTGCATTAGATCAAAAGTTTGTAACTCTTGATAAGTTTGAAGAGCATTATAAGTTATTCGTTAATAGAATTCAGAAACAACTATCAACTCTTGGTGGCGGTGGTGCTGTTAATATTAGAGATTTAGATGATGTTGATCTATCAACAGCAGAAGTTAATGGTAAGGTTTTAGAATATGATTCTACATTAAAGAAATGGAAAGGTGGAACTGGTGGAGGATCTGGTATTGGTACAGACAATGTAAGTACGAATAGTTTAAATGTTGTTGGTATTTCTACATTTAATGATGATGTAGTTTTTAATGGTAATAATACCAATATGAGATGGGATCATTCTACAAGTGATTTAATTTTATTTGATAGTACTCGATTAGAATTTGGAAGTAATAAAGATTTTGAAATATGGCATGGAGGTTCTCATACCTTTATGAAAAATAGTGGTGGTGATTTAAGGATTCGTGGTGATGTAATCAAACTTGCAAGAGAAGATAGTAGTGAAAGGTATATTGAATGTAATGTTAATAATGCTGTACAGATATTTCATAATGGTACTGAAAGATTTACCACTACTAGTGAAGGTGTTAGTGTAACAGGACTTACCACTACAACAAATTTAATTGTTTCTGGTGTTACTACACATAATGGTGATGTAAACTTTCCTGGTGCTGCATACAATATTCATTGGGATCAACCAACAAGTAAATTTAAGTTTGATGATAATGCTCAATGTGTATTTGGTAGTGCATCGGGTGGAGATTTAAAAATATTCCATCAGAGTGGAAATAGTAGTATAAGAAATGAAACAGGACAATTTAGAATTGCTGGTAATGATATAAGAATACAAACTCAAAATCATAGTGAGGATTATATTCTTTGTACTGATGGTGCAGATGTAAAATTATTCTTTAATGATGCTGAGAAGCTTGCTACCACTAATACAGGAATTAATGTAACAGGTGATGTAAAAGTTGGAGTATCAACAGCACAAGGAGTTATACTAACATCACCTAACGGTACAGAGTATAGACTTATCGTTGCTGATGATGGTACTTTGAGTACAACTGCTGTCTAAATAATACACTTATGGAGTATAATTATGGGAGCGATGGTTCCACCGAGCAGGAAGAGCTGCTACAACTTTCGAGTAACGGAGATAAATCGTGTTCTTGACGGGGATACTATTGATGTCACCATTGATCTTGGGTTTGATTTATACAAGAAAGAAAGAGTTAGAATTGCAGGAGTTGATACACCAGAGAAGAGAACAAGAGATCTTGAAGAGAAGGCATTGGGAATAGATGCTACTAACTGGTTAAAAGAACAATTAGAAGGTGCGATTAATGGAGATGACGAACTCACTATTAGAACTGAACTTAAAGGTGGGGTTGGTAAGTATGGTAGGTTGCTTGGTTGGTTATATATTGGTGATGCGGAACTATCGTTAAATGAACTTATGATTGTTCAAGGATATGCTTGGGAATATGATGGTGGCACAAAACAAAAGAACTTTGAAGACTTACGTGAGATACGTAGATCATTTGGTACATTAATTGAAGGATAAGAAAACAAAAGTACAAATCATATCTTTAATAAGATTTGTTATATTTTTTCAATTAGCAATAGTGGGTACAACCATAATTGGATGTTTTCTTCCTATGGTTAATAAATGTGACACTGATACTAAACAACATATTGCCAACATGATGACTGTTATAACTACTTCTACATTCGCATTATACGCAGCAGAAAAATGAAAAACATTCCAATCCCAGTT